GATGCTCGGCTCACTTGGCTTTCTTCTTCCCGGCATTCTTCACTCCTCTCCCTCCACATTCGATGCACTTAACTTTCAGGGGCGAACTATGCTTTCCGCCAAGCCCCATATCCACATACCTCGCTGTCGGCCGCCCGCAACACGGGCACTCGCCCCAGTTGGACTGCGCAACCACCACGGTGCGCGCTCCAGTCTTCGGGTCCACGCGAAAGCAAGGGCCGGTACCGGCGGAGAGTCGATCACTGGCGAACACGATACGCCCTTTACTCCGCGCTGAACCAGGACGACAGCGTCCCAACTGGGCCAAGGCCAACCTCATCAAACCAGAGGAGCTTATCCACTTCCGGATTGAACGCAATGACTACTCCAGATTCGAGGTGGATCCTCTGCCGGGCTTCTCCTATGACGGTGAACTCCTCGATAGCCAATACGGCGTCGCGGCGAATATGAAACGTCATGGAACCATCGTAAAGCTAAAAGCGCTTAAAGCGCAAGCATCTAGACAGCAAAAAGCGCTTGTGGTAGCCTACGTGCATGAAAAATAAGAAAATCCTGACCGCTTCCGAGATGGGGCGGAAAGGCGGACTGGCGCGGGTGAAGAAGGGGCTTGCCATGCTCACCCGTGCCCGGCGGCGAGAAATCGCGCAGTTGGGCTGGGAAAAGAGCGTTCAGGTTCGCCGCGAGAAGAGCGCCTGATGCCGGATTCTCCGATCAGCGCGGATCTCGAACTAGCTGAAGCGATCGGCTCTTGCTATGCGGACCCGCTCCGCTTTGTGCAAATCGCCTACCCGTGGGGTGACCCGCTCGCGGGGATGGCTGGGATCACTGGGCCTTACCAGTGGCAAGCGGAGTACCTGCGGGCACTGGGAGAGGAGGTCAAGCGGCGCAGGTTCAATGGATCTGACCCCGTGTCGGCCATCCGGATGAGCCGGGCAACCGGCCACGGAGTTGGAAAAAGCGTCATGTGTGCATGGCTGGTTGCGTGGACACTTAGCACGCGTCCCCACTCCAAGGGCACCGTGACGGCGAACACCTACTCACAATTGGAAACGAAGACATGGTCAACGATCCGAACATGGATGGCCCGATGCATCAACAGGCACTGGTTTGACGTTGGGGCAAAGTACGTCCGGCATGTGAAATACCCGCAGTCATGGTTCTGTTCTGCCCAGACTTGCGCAGAGGAAAACTCTGAGGCGTTTGCAGGGCAGCACGCGGCGGACTCCACAAGCTTCTACATCTTCGATGAAGCCAGCGCGATTCCAGATCGAATCTGGGAGGTTGCCGAGGGCGGCTTGGTTAAAGGCGAGCCGATGATTTTTGCATTCGGGAACCCAACTCGATCACAAGGCCAGTTCTTCCGTATCAACTTTGGCCGCGAGCGCTCGCGCTGGAACCATGGCTCACTCGATTCGCGCACTGCGGGCGCGGTGAACGCCGAACAGATAAAAGCCTGGCTCGACCAGTACGGCGAAGAGTCAGACTTCTTCCGTGTTCGCGTCCGCGGGCTTCCGCCGCGCGCTTCGGACATCTCCTTCATTGGCGCTGGCGACGTTCAGGCGGCGTTTGCGCGAGACCATCAAGTGCTCGACGACGAACCACTCGTCGCGGGGTTCGACGCGGCCAACGGTGGACTCGCCATGAACGTTTGCGCTTTCCGCCGCGGCCTGGATGGGAAGAGCGTACCGGCACCCCTGCGGTGGCCAGGGGACACGCCGCGCGATGTCATCGTCGGCAAACTAGCGGAAGTCATGGCCGAGCGCAATCCTTCCAGAAGGGTAGCCGCCTTGTTTGTGGACTCAGCGTTCGGCGCAGCTATCGCCGTGCGGCTTCAGGGCCTCGGCTTCACCAATGTTTTCGAGGTCAACTTCGGAGCGCCATCTCCCGATCCACATCAGGCGAATATGCGCGCCTTCATGTGGCAGAAACTGAAGGACTGGCTCCAACTGGGGGCACTGCGCGAGAGTGAGGAGATGGAGATGCAGTTGACTTCTCCGGGGTTCCACATCAACCAATCGGGCAAGTTGGTCTTGGAGTCGAAGGCCGATATGGCGAAGCGCGGCGTAGCTTCTCCGGACGACGCAGACGCGCTTTGCTTAACCTTCGCACGGCCGGTAGCCGGGACATGGAACGTTCCCGGTCTCCGCGCGGCACAACGCCTCCAAGCCTACACGCCTCGCGGCGCAAGTTCGGCATGGTCTTGATCCCGGCGTGACAGTAATAGGGCTTCAATTGACATTGACCCTAGGCGCTTCGACGATCTTGTATTTACTGGCGCAAAACTTCTCGAATTCCACGGCAGCCTCTTCTGTCGCCACGATCACTACGGCATCGCCCCACGGGCCAGTTACGTGCTTCGTGGCGTACCCAACATCGGGAGGCGGCGCGCTTTGCAAAGCATAGATTAGGTGCGCGATCATGCCTGCGACCATCCGGCCGAAGTTCTCGTACTGGTTGTTGTTTTTTCTCATACTCAATTCCCCCTCGTCGCACTGGTCATATTGTCTTGCGCGCCATCCCGGTGCAGTTCCACCCAAATGCGCATGTACGCGCGGACCCCCGCATGCCAGAGCCACGCATTGCGCGTGCGTCCGTTATCCAGGATCATCTGGAGCGCTTCGCGCGCGTCACCTCCTTCATCCGGCCTGCACTTGAGAGCCTGCTCGAAGTAGTCGTTGATTTCGCCTGATGCGATCGCGCGGGGCAGGTAGAGCCATGATGGCTCGATGGCAATCACAAGCTTGTCGGCTATGGCGAGGCGTGAGGGCTGCTCCCCCAACTTCTTCGCAAGATACCGGGAGTGTAGCAAAGTGAACATACCCCAGTGCCCCAGCGAGTAAATCGTGCGTGTTGAGTCATCTCCCAAACAGCGAATCGATTTCGCGTCAAACAGTAACGACATAATACGCGCGCCGAGGAATGGATGAGACTCGCCCTCGGGGCCGTCCATGTTGGGCTTTCCAACATAGCCAAGGTCGTGGACGATAAAGGCGACCCAGAGGCGTGGGTCCCAAGGGAAGCCGTATAGCTTCCACCAGGCAATGAAGAGCAGAACGGGGTGGATCAAGAATTGATGCACTCCAAAGAGAACTGATTTGGTGCCGACTGTCAAATTATCCCTCTCTTCCCCGCCAGCATGGCGGTAACGTCATCATCCGAAATGCCCAGCCAGCCGAGATCGTCTTCCTGCTTCTCTGCTGCTGGCTTGATCCAGCCACTCTCTGTCGCGGTTTCTACCCGCTTCGCAAGCAGCGCCACAAAGTCGCGCAGGTGCAGCGTCAGCGCCTTCTGTGTCTCCTCGTCGCGCGGAACCCGGATCAGCGCTTCCGGGATCCCTGGGCAGTAACTGAGGATGTCTACCCACTGACGGCCGGTAACAAGCATCTGCCCTTGGGCTTGAATCATGTAGTCTTTATCCACAGAGCCAACCCCGGAATCCATGGCGTAGAGGTAGGCCACATGCGTGCTGGGCCTCGGGCACTTGATCTCGATTAGGCCATCAGCGCCAGCAAATCCATCCGGCGACGCGCCAATTGTTCCGCCCCAGGCCGTCACGAGGCCCACCATCTCAATGTCGATGTCTCGCTGAAATTCGTAAAACCGCCGCGCTTCCTCTTCGAGCGACTTCCCCCTGTCCATCCATGGCATGGAGTCATGCTCGAGTGGCGCGCCGAGGATCAGCTCGGCAACCAATTCATACATGTACGCACCAGCCTGCGATGACGATTTTCCCGATGGCGTCATGATCCGGTGAAACTGGCTAGCCGTGGGCTTCCCCATGCGGGCGCGCAGCCACTCTGGCGAGCCCTGGGCCACGTTGTGGATCTGGATGTCGCTCATGGTCTCCCGCCTCGCGCCTTCTCTACGGCCTCCGCCAGCATGTCAACTTCGTAGATGAGCATCGCGGCCAGTTCTGTATTGAACCGCAACTCAAGCGCCCGGCCGGCCGCGCCAGCCAGATGCACTACCCATCCGGCGCGACAGTGTGTCGTCTCGCATGTGTGCCAGTTCGTCATTTGTAGACAGCCTGGAGCGGCTGCGGCAGCATAGACGCGCTGGTGTATTCTCTCGATCACTGGGATCGTCGGGATGGCATCTTGGTTGCCCGAGCAGTCCGAGCAGCGCGAGCAGTCCGAGCAGCGCGAGCAGTCCGAGCAGTCCGAGCAGCGCGAGCAGTCCGAGCAGTCCGAGCAGCCCGAGCAGTTTATCAGGCTAAATAGTGCCGCTTGCGCTGCCTCACGGGAACCCCAGTACTCAACAGAGCACCTGTTCCCGTTCGCATCCTCGATCCATGTGCGCTTCATCTCTCGCCCCTTTTCTTGATCTTCACATTCAGGCTACTCTCGGCCCGCTTGAAATCCTTCTTTGGGATCGACTCAACATCCGGAACGTTAAGCCACCCGAGGAACTTTTCCATATTCACTCCGGCATCGCGTACGAGGTCGCGAATCACCGTTGCTTGGCCCAAGGATCGTGACTGGGAAAC